ATACCCAGAGGGTAAGGCGCAGCGGGGATTCCCTGATAGTAGATGTACTTGCTGCCCTTGACGCATACTCGGTAGACTTCGCCCGGCTCCGAAAGGTTAAGCTGGTTAATCTGCTTCAGGAAGCGGTTGAAGCTATAGTAATCTCCGCCGATTGGTGGATATATTTTGTCATTATTAGCATCGAAGACGTTAAAAACGCTTCTCTGATAATCGGAAGGAAGGTCGACAAAGGCATCACTTGTTGTGTAGACGGTGTCGCATTTATAGAGATCGGGAAGCGGGGGAGATATTAGTCCATCCGGCATCCTGATCCCGGCTGCGATACTTCGCACGGAACCATTGATCCGGTGAACCAACCTCTCCTCGGTATAGAAAGAATCCTGCAAGACCTCCTGGATGCCATTTACTATCTCGGATAACGTAGTCATGAGCGGTTCACCCCTGAAGGACCCCTGCCTTGCCTTGTCGTGGCGTTGAACGCTTTGAGTGGGGCAATTTAGAGGCTACCTGAGCCCTCTCCCCGCCTCACGACAGGGAGAGGATGTCAAATTAGGTTCCTGTCACAGCACCCTAGGTTGCAGAGTACTCTGAAGCCGCCTGAGCCACTGCGGCAAAATCGTCGAACTCGATCAGAATCACCGCTGCAATCGCGTTTCCACCAGAGAGAACAACCTTGATCACCCCATAAGTCACGGTCGTGGAATCAGGATCAAAAACGAGGTCCTTGTAGGTCGCGTCCCTTACCCCATTCTCAACAACCATGCCCGCTGTGGTGACGACGGTTATCAAGTTCACGGTATGAGTATCGCGTGAAATCGTGCAGATATTGGCGGTGGTTACTGTCGACTGCCAGACGCCCTTGGCTCCTACTACGACGCCCCTACATGGCGCTGGAATGTAGTAAGTTCCATTGGCGGCAGCTGAAAGAAGTATTCTTTTCATAATGTTGCTCCTTTTTAAATTTCGTTCTGCTATGTCTATGTCGCGCTGTACTCGCTGGCCGGTTCATTGACCGCAGCATGCTCGTCAAACATGATGGTGACGATTTTATCCCCGGGAGCTCCGGTATCCGTCACTTTAAAGACCTGATATGCCGCCGTTGCTGAATCCGGATCGAAGATGAGATCCTTGTTTGTCGCATCCCGGACGCCGTTTTCAACGACCAGTCCCGCCGTGGTTACCGCTGTCACTGTGCATACTGCTGTACCAGCTCGACCAATTACAACGGTGTCATTGGGCTCAACCGTGTTGGTCTGAAACACTACCTTTGCACCTACAACGATGCCCCTGCACGGCGCCGGCACATAAAGGGTCGCTTGATCCGCATGTAGGATGGTTATTTCTATCATCGCTAACTCTCCTTCTTATCTGATGGAGCGGCATTTTACTGCCGCCCCACTTGGTTAAATTGTTATGCTTTCCCTGGTGAAAGGTTAGGCTACTGGTGCCAGCTTACTAATTCCGGTAGTCGCATCCACCTGAGTTGCATGTGACCTATCGGCACAGAAGTTCCCGGACCATTCATCACTGCCCGGCGCTCCGACCGTTGCAATCGCCGGGTTGTAGCAAGCGGTGTGATATAGTCCGCCGAGGTCGTTACGGGTGACAATATTTGCACCGACTCCCGAAGATCCTCCGCTGAGATCGATCCCCAGGACCGTGAGAGCTGCGGCGCCCGTGGGTCCAATGCCAACAGCCGCGAAAACGTTCTCGCGGATGAATCCCTGCCGTGATGCCATGACAAGGTGGTTTGTGTTGGAATGAAATTTATTCCGCTCGATCACCCACCCGGTCGGATCGCCGGAGACATATCCAGCGCCCTTGATCGCGTAGGCCGAGGCGGTGTTAATGTACATGAACTCATTATCTTCGACATGGACATTGGCCTGCGCACCGTCTGTAAGAATCCCGTATAGAGATCCGGTCTTCCCCTGCACACGATTGGCCTGAATGACACCGTTATGTGAAACCCCTACCAATGATATAGCGGCATTCCCCAAAGGAGGCCTAAACCGAATACCTGAAACCAAGAAATCAGGAGATGCCGTAAACGTCAAAGCCGGAGCCGTGGTATTCGGGGCCGTCCAGATAGCCTGGTCCGGATTCGATCCACCACCGATGAACCGGATGCCCGCAAGACTTGTTACCGCCACTGCCTCATTGAACTGTGTCGCGTTCGTCAGTCCGCTGTAAATATAGATGGTGTCTCCCGCGACCGCAACCGCAACCGCTTCGGTGATGGTCTTAAACGCATACGCCCAAGACTTCCCGTTCCCGCTCGCCGTCACAGTGCTATCGACATAGTAAATGTGACCTCGACGTTGATACATATAGAAGTCGGAAATCGGCCTTGTGGCCTGATTGCCGCCTACTGTTACAACTCTTTCCATGATAATTCTCCTTTCTAAAGCCAGGACGACGTTGTCCCAGGCGAATTCAAGGTTACACCTGGGGCTTGCGAGACCCCAGGCACCATCCTAAGTTATGCCTATACAGGCTCTGTCAGATTCGTATGAAGGATCTGCATTTTCCGGTTCTTGCAATATATGTTGCCTCTCCATCTGGTATTGCAGGAGATGGTGTCCGGCTGCCCGAGGACTTCCTTGCTCACCCATACCGGCGTGGTGAAGTTGTAATCCTTGTGGCTTCTCAGTTCCAAGAAGCGAAGGTTGAGGGCGTAGAGATACCCCGCTGTAACATAAGCGTCACCGCAGATCGGGGAACCCTTGTGGATCACGTTGTCCCATCCGGCTTCGACCAGCTTTGCCTCAAAATATCTCTGCTGTGGATGCAGGGATCTCTCGTAGCCGTCGCGCAGTGCTTCCGTGGTCACACAGAAATCCGGCTTGTACTCTTTGAAATCTCCCATCGCCGGAGTACGGAAAATTTTCTGCATGACTTCAAACGAGATTGCCTCTGCCGTGGCGATGACCTGAGCTTTCCAGTCGGCCATCTGGGCCTCTGTAACGCACCCATAGGGAGTGGTCGTGGAGGTATTGAACAGATCGCCAAGGCCGTTGATGCTGTCGCCGTCTGCCGCCGCCGCTATAACCTGAGATGCCATATCCACGCGAATGGATTTCTTGACGCTCGACATATACTGTTTGGTCAGGGAAACGATAGCCTCGGCCCCGGTGTTCTGGGTAAGGTCATCGAGGTTGAGGGTGTTCGACCCGTAGGCGCCACCCCATGGGAAGCGGGCCGCGTCGATGATATCGACCTTGGACTGCTTGATGATAGTGTTTTTTCCGTAGGAGCCATGATTGGAGCTCGCGTATTCCAGCGGCACCTTCACCATAAGGCCGCCATCAACGATCTCGTGGGGCTTTACTTCCCAGTTGATCCGGCCGATGGCGTTTCCCATCATTTTGAACAGAAGCGCGGACGCCTTATTGACGATGTCCACCGGTTCTGTGTTCAGCCAATAATACTGCGTAGTCGCATTGAGTTGATTTATTAAAGACATAATTCAGTTCTCCTATCTTTTAGTAGGCAAGCGACTATTTCAGCGGCTATGTGGCTTTATTTAAAGCCTCTAGCATACCCGCATCCAAATCCTTGCCTGTTACTTTTGGTTGTTTTGTCTGCTGCTGGCCGGTTCCTTGTCCTGCGACAATCACCTTGCCGGCCTCATCCTTTCCTTTTGCGAGTTCTACCAGCTTCTTGTACTCGTCATTCTCTTTTGCGAGACCGGCTGCCTTCGCCGCAGCTTCGTCCCGCTCAATCTGGAAGAACGCGGACATTGGATCGTGCATACCGGTCTTGTCGTTGGCGATATACTGCCTGATCTTCGCCTGCGTCTCCGGTGTGTTGAATGTCGGATTCTCACGATAGAAGGCATCCTGCGCGGCCTTTGCGTCCCGCTGGTCCAGTTCCTTCTTGAACATGTTTCCGGCTGCATCGAGCGTCTTTGCATGTTGGCCGAGAGCTGCGAGGTTCGCAATCTTGTCAACCAATTCCGCCTGCTTGGATGCATACTCGGCTTCCATCGGATCAAGCTTTTTGAGCTCAGCCTTTGCGGACTGAATCTCTGCGCCATAATCGACTGCCTTGTCTGCCGGTGCAGCTACTGCGTTCGCTTTCGTGAGATGTTCTTTCAGGGTTTCTGCAAGGGTTTGTGCTTGACCGCTCAGGGATTCTTTTTCCTTTCGGAGAGTCCCGAGCTCATTGCCTTGTTCGCCGAGCTTTTTCTCTAAGTTCTGATAAGCTGCGGCCAGGTCTTCCGGGGTCTTGAAACTCGTCCCGGCAATTCCCTTATCCTCGCCTGTGCCCTGTCCCGTTCCTTTGTTTGCTTCTGATCCAGTGTTCTCTGCCATTTTTCATTCTCCTTCTCGGAACCAGGTTGATTTTCGGCTGCCCTTGCGGACCGATTGCTGGTCTGCCCGATTTTAAACAAATAAAAAAGCCCGGACCTGCGGCACACTTGATGAGTGTGTTCCCCACAGAATCCGGGCTTCGTAATCCCTTAACTAAGGTTATCCAGTACCCTTATGATTTATCTGTCTTATTTCAAAATTCTCTCCCTTGCGTTAGTGTTCAAAAAGGCGTCTCCAATTCCGCCCTGGCTAAGATGAAGCTCCAGGCCCATCTGATACGTGCCACACTTCTTCGCCTCTTGCAAGCTAAATATGTGTTTCTTGATAGCAGCTAAAATGTCTTTTACCTTTTCATCGTCTGGTTGCGACATAATCAGCCCTTGCAAACGTAATTATTTTCTTTCAAATAACGTTCATATTCACCGCGCGTTTCAATGGGCTTCTCTCCATCCCTCTGCATGACTTTACAGGCGGATGCCAGCCACTTCACGTCGCCATCGGTGTGAATAGCTCCGTTCCGGCTAAGAACCTTTTTCGCCATCTTCCCGCACGGACATTTTACCCGATCCGGAATATGCGTCACCGGATACCAGGCCTCAATGGTTCGTCTGCACTTTTTACATTTGTATTCGTAAATGGGCATCGTTATGCTCCTGCCTCAGTTTAGCCACGGCCCACGTGAACCGCGTTAAGGTTTCCTATAATCCCAAACACGCTCAGGAGCCATATAATCACAGCGATAATTACGACAACATTCATAATCCTTTTGATAGTCGGCTGCATCGGGATATAGGTATTCGCTGCCCAAAGAGCTAACCCCACTAAAGCTAAAATAATAATTAAGTGAATGAGTGGCATACCATTACCTCCTTTACTTTTCTGCTGCTTTCTGATTATTGTTTAAATTTTCCAATGTCTTCTTAGAAACATTCCGCTGACTTTGAACCGCCTTTAAGTCCTCTTTAAGCTCTACGTCCTTTGGATATTTCCTTTGCATTTGCCGCATTTGATAGTACTGCTCAGTCAATCTTTGCTGTTTTTCAAACTCAAACTTTGCATCAACAGACTGTGCATAAACCTTTTGATAATCCTTAGTGATGTAGCGATTGTCGATAGTAAAAATGCCCGCGACCAATCCGACCACTACTCCCGCTCCTGCTATAATTGGAAGAATTTTCATTATAATTTTTCCTCAAAAGTCATACTCGTAGATTTAACCTTACTCACCGGAAATGCCGCTATCCCCACCATCTTGTCATTTCTCCCCTTGGTGAATCCGCGGGCTGGCGATTTCACGCAACGCGATGATCAATCCTTCGCGGCTTCGTCAATCTCCTTCTTGTGCTTGACGATAGCATCCGCAGCCTGCTTGGCCATTCCCGATCCGAGGTCCTTCGGTGCTGGCGGGGCCGTAACCGCCGCCTTGGCGCCTGAAAGTTTATCTAATACGGCCCTCATCCCTCTATCCAAAGCACTTTCGCTTTTGTCACCACTCGCCTTCGCCATTTTTGTCTTTCTCCCCTCTTGATATTAACAGCACCATACGGAGGACACTATTGAGGTCCTTTATGTGCTGCCTCTTTTCCTCTAAAAGCTCGCCCTTTAAGCGCAAAACCTCCGCACGTAAAACTGTTATTTTCTCGCTGTTTGCGGATCGCCATGGCATTTTTCGTGCGTCACGCTCCCTGTGCTTGAGATGGGGCCCCCGATTTAGCTGTCTCCATTGGACGACCGCCCTGCTTCTTCGCCTCGTCATGCTGGACCTGCATTTGCTCCAATGCCTGCTTGAGCTGGACGGCGGTTTCCTGCGGCAGGCCCGCGTCGATGAGGATTTGAAGCGCCTGGTCGAGCTGATTATCTGCCGTCCGCTGAAGCTCTTCCTTCCAGTGCGGCCAGTTAATCGCTTCCAGTAATCCTCTCTGACCGATTGCCTTCATCTCGTACAGCTTGAATGCGTCCTGCTGAATCTGGAGGCTCGTTCTCGGAGTCATGGATCCTGCTTCCACGACATAATTAAACTTCCGCCCGACATAGTTGATGGCCCTGAACTGGACACGCTCACCGGCCACATTGACGGAGTCTTCCTCGACGCCCCAGTTCTGCCATAGCCCGATGGCCCACCGGCTCCGCTGCTCGGCAATGTGGTCTATCGCGGAGGTTTTAGCTTGCATCAGCACCTGGTTGCGTTCCTGGAGGGCAACAATGGCGCTGGCGGCTATCACTCCGGTCGGTCCTACTCCGCGGTCTGCGTCCTCAATCTGATAAATACGGTCGAAGAACTTGACGATCAGGTCCAATACCCTGAAGAAGGTCTCCGGTAGGTTTGGGATCGTCATAAACTCAATCCGGGCTTTCGGCGTGGAGGGCATCAGGATTAGCCTGCCTGCCTTCTGGATAGAGTTTTCGATCATGTCACGGGTGATCCCGCAATGCTGCTGGATGATCAAGGGCGGCGCCATGACGTTGATCACGTAGGCAATTAGCTTTGAGACGATCAGGTTGATCTTGACGATCAAATCCCCGACCTGTTCCGCTGCGGAGAAGCCCCAGATTGAGACGCCGTCTTTATAGGAATTGGCCATATAGACCGGCAGTCTCCCCCATGGATAGGTATTTGAAACGTCATTCCCCAGCTCGAGATGCTTGTAATTTACATTCGGGTTCGGGCTGTCATCCAGGACCATCCACCCGCATTTATTTGTTGGGTCTTTGGTCTTTGATATAGTGATCTTCCGGATGCCGTCGGGGCAGACTTTCTTTTTCTTGGTTGTAATGACAACCTGAGGAACGCCGTCTTTAAGCACTTGCTGCCCGTTCTCGTCAAGCAGGGGCTGCGTCGTTTTTTATTCCTTTTCCCGG